AAAGTGATAACCTGCAAAAGGGTTATTGCTGTTATAGTTTCTTGTTGCCCTTTTTCTTAACTCGCCTTTATATTTATATGTACCTTCATAGCCTTGCAGATACTCAAATCCTTGTTGGTTAACACTCGCAATAGGCGCTCTGCCTTGAGGGTTTTTTCTTCCTGCTGTTTCATAAATAGCACCAGCAGCAGACCTGTTTAATAATCTATAAACATTAACAAACCCAGAATAGTTACGGCGTGAACGCCCTAAAGAATAAGTTAAACCTTTACGAATTACATCTGGGTTGTATTTAGGAAATCCTCTAACCTTGCCAGCAGTACGAGAGACAACTTCCTTGCCTTGATCTTGCCAGCCACTCAAACCCTGTATTTGATTTGGTACTTGACCTCTGGCTTCATTTACAACTTCACGCATTGCAGCGCGGATCTCTTTGTTCATTTCTTTGTAAAGGTCAGGCGCAAACTTCTTTAAGGCTTTTTGAACCTCAATGATACCTTTTACCTCTACTGGCATTTTCCACCTTTTTTGATCTATCCTTTAAATAAGCCAATGTCGCTAAAAACATTGATCTATCCATGTTAATAAATTCGCTATGCGGTATGCCTGTCTCAACTGCTAGTGATGCAATTAAATAAGTGAGGTCATACCGCGTTACCCATTTGGGGAATCGGCGTCCATGATTTCTACTTTTGCAAGTGTCTCAAGGTACTTATCCCCAAACGGCGGAACAGTTACACCAGCGCGGCGTTCGGCTTCCCATGAAAGCCAATAAACATCACTCTGGCGTTCTTCATCTCTGAATCTTTTATGAAATCCAGTTTTAAAATTCTGTTCAAAACAATACTCAAGTGCAGGGGTTATGTCGTAATCTGCCACTTCCCCTGAAGCCTTGGTCACTCTGAGTTTAATCATTTACTACTCCTTAGAAAGTACCTGTGGACGCAACGGTTACTGCACCGTTGATAGTCCATGTTACATCCTGAGTACCCAAATCGCCTACTGCACCGTTAATGTCGGTAGTATTATTTACTAACGCAGTAAAGGTATAAAGAGGGTTGGTTGCGCCTACGGCGGTTAATTTTTCCTGTAATAGAACGCAGGTTACTGAAGTTCCCCATGCTGCTTGCAATGTTGCAAGAACATTTGCTGAAGCGGTGTCATTTAGGAAGGAAATTGTTACGGATGATGCTTCTAGACCCTTAACGAATTTGTGACCTGTGTCACCCATTGCAGTTACTTCTAGTTCATCAAATGTACGGTTTAATGTGACGGCGGTCACATGGTCAGAAAGGTCAACGGAATTAACCTTTACGCCGACCTTGTTATTTAGAAATACAGCCATTGGTTATTCCTCATCTTTCTTTGAGACTGGTTTTGGCTTATCTGTTTTTGCTACTTGCCCGACTTTTTCAAGCCAAGCCTTGTCCTCGGAAGGAACATCTATAATGTCGCTCATTGTTTAACTCCAACTTGTCATGATTGATACGGACAGTTCTGCTGTAAGCATCTCACCTGCAACACCTGATAAAACAGTTGGTGCGGATACATTGCCAACACTTATTTTTAATGTAGTTGATGCTGCTAATTTATTAAACACACCAACTAACATATCTTCAATGCCAATTAGATTGCCTTGGTTATCTAACATTGGCACGATTATTACAATTTTAAAATTAGCCTTAGGTGCAACACTTGAATAGATATTGTTAGACGGCTCAAGATATGGGTCGTCTGGTTGAACAATAACTGAGTTTGCAATGGGTGTAGCAGGTGGAAAGGCAAAGACCTGCCACACCCCAGCGTTCTCTAACGCTGTCGCAAGGGTTGACCTGAGAGTTGTAACGGCAACTGTCATTTAGCCAACCAAGCCATTAGGTGATAAATGATTTGCTATCAAACCTCTGACTCTTGCGAGTAAAGTATTTCCCATACGATAAGGACTTGGTTGGAAATCGGGAGAAATTCCACCAGCGTTTGAAGCCTGTCTTGCTTGCCAAATATCGACTGCAATCATGGCGCTCGCTTGTCTAATTTCGGGAACTGTTGCATAATCGGTTTCATGAAAATCGCCTGTTACTTCTCCATAAGGTCTTACTAAATGTTTTGCTTGATCTGTGCCTGACGCTTTTACAAATTGAAAACTTAATGGTGTTGTTGAGGTAATTGTGTGAGTTCCGTTAAATCCTGCACCACTTTGAGAAATAACAACTGATTGACCGACGACAAAACCGTGAGGCTCAACCGTGGTTATTGTTGCCACCAAACTTTTTAATTCTGTTGCATATACGTATGCTTTATTAAACCATAAAAATTCTTTGACAATGTTTTCGGCAGCCTGCGCCACTTCTTCCACTACTGAGTCAGAATATAAACTTCCAATTCCAAGTAGTGTGCGAAGTTCAGCCTTGGTGATATATGTAGCCGCCAATTTATTAACCTTTCTTAAAGTAAAGGGGCGAAGGCTTCCAACGCCCCTTCACGCTTGATTCCTGTAAAGGAAAGTTTATGCAACCATCCAACGATAAGCGCCAGCGCCTACCTTTGTTGCAATTGCACCATAACCATAATAAGCAACTGAAATTTGTCCAGTTGAAATTACATTGGTCTCTAAACGGAACTTGCTTGACTCGTACCATGTATAAGACTCAGGGTTTATGACGATCATTGTGTTATCGCCTGTACCTGTACCATCTGTCAACGCAGTTGAAACGCGAAGGTTTAGTCCACCAATGTTTCCGCGGATATTTGTAGGTGTCAGATTTCCTGAAGCGTTCTGAGGATTAATTGTCTGAGTAAAGACTGCTCGGTTTGAGCCATCTACTAGACCCATCAATGCACCCCATTGCTCAGGTGAAACAACAATGTTTTGTGCGAAGCCAAGAGTTCCCTTATAAATAGAAACTGCGGCGTCTGAAATAAAGTCTTGAATGTTTGCGGCTGTAAGTGTTCTGTTGCCACCATCTGTTCCGCCAGCAATTAACGCAGTTCCAACTGCAATGTCAGTTGCTTTAGCATAAGCAAACTCCATTTGACGAACCAACTCAGCAAAGAACGCTGGAGATGACCTGTCCAATAATTCAACGCTGAATTGCTGTTGACCAGCGTATTTTTTGACATTTACTGACAAGAAGGAAACATTTTGGTCGGTGTTTGATGGGGCTGCGCCTTCGGCTGTCTCTGCAACTGTTGGTGCTTGAGTTAATTTAGGAATTTCAAAAGTCATTCCAGCGTCAGGAAGTGCGGCTGAACTAATGCTATCGATAAACGGTCTGTCAGCATTTGAAAGCGGATTGATAACTTCAGTTAATTGACGAGTAGGAATTAAACCTGCGTTGTCAGTTGTATCTGCCGCCGCTAAAAGATATTGGCGGGCTGTGTCATCATTTAGATATTGCGCACGAAGTGTATTCTCTAGGAATTTTTCCTTTGTGAACTCAAGGCGTGGGCGAGTATAAATTGGTGCTGCTACTGTTGGGCGAGAGGCTTCAACCGCAGGGGTCTCTACTACCTCACTTGCAACAGGTGTATCAGGTGTTGTGTTTTCCACAATTTCCTCATTTTCTGTTTTGGTTTCGGTTGGTTCTGCCTCTGCGTTTGACGCAGCGACTGAAGTGACAGCAGCACTTGAAAAAGCGGCAGCCTGTACTAGGCTGACTTCCATAAGTCTTGCTGCACTAACTCTGTATATGCCGTTAGTGTTTTTTCCTTTTAATACTTCAACACCAACGCTTAAACCTGATCTTAAATTTTCTGAAGCCTCAATTAGGCTATCTGTTCCTTTAGTTGTATTACTAACTTTAAACTCAGCATAAATACCTGATTCATCTTCCTCGACCTTTTTCATGCGGCCAATAGGTGACTTCGGGTCATGCTCTAGCAATAACTTAACTTTTGCTGGTTCATCAATTTGGATTGAACCTTTTTCAAATATAACTTTTCCAACTGAAGTTTGACCAATTTCATTTTCAAACGGCACGATTTTGCCTGAGATAATTCTGCGAGACTCTGAAGCCTCTAAATCTGCACTAAAGTTAATTATTTCCATTTGGGCTTAGTTCTTCCATTTCTCTCGCTTGTTCTACGGTTATTAGGTTAAGCGCTAACATCTTTTCAATTACTGCAAGGCGCTCTAATGGGTTTGCTCTTAAAAATCCTGAGTCCATGTCAAACGCCACAAATTGTGTGTTTGGGGTTAGATCATCCATTGACAATCTACTTTCTACGCAAGAAATGTAAGGTTGCAGGGATAGCGAAACGAATTGACGCCTTTCGTCTTGCACATTGGCGTAGGTCATTGAATTGTTTTGATCTGCTGAAATGTAATATGCAGGAACATTGCATAATCTTGCAATTTGAGTTGCCATGTATTGCAAACTGTCATTGTAAGTCATGTCTTTAGGCGAAAATGCAGTTGCTTGAAATTCTAAAGAACTTGTTAGATAAGCAGTTGATCTTTCTGATCTACTACGACGCCATGCGGCTAATAATCCTGCAACTTCCTTTTCACCAAGATCAGCACCGTTATTTTTTAATATACCTGCTGGAGTTGGTGCGCTCGCTGCGTTTGCTGCCGCTTTTTCTAAATCAATGGCTGCTCTTAAAATTCTTGAGCCAGCATGTAAAATTCCATCAATAGGTGACTGGAAAGTTATTAAACTTCCGATTCCGCTCATTGGTCTCTCAACGCCATCTACGGTGTAGAAATCTACAAAAGTATTTAATTTATTTAATTGAACTTGAACTCTAGTATTATTTACAAAATCAAATCTTGCAGGGCGGTTATCATCTTGATAAACTTCAGTTACTTCTAAATATGCCGTACCGTAAAAAATCAATGCGTCAACTAATGCGGTAACAATAACTGAATTAGGCGCAGACTTGGATAATTGTTTAATCCAAGGCAAGTTAGGCAATTCTTCATAAGTTGCTTTAGAAAATGTTTCTAATTCCATTACGCCAATTGTTGTAGCAATTAAATTACGGCAACGCATTACGGCAGGTACTGAAATTGCCTCTGCTCTACTTACAGATTGAAATGGTGTAAATTGAGAGTAGTAACTAAAAGGGTCAGTTACGACAGGTGGCGCTAACTCCGCCTTAATGTCAGTTTTTGGTGATAAGCCTACTAAATCGCGGAAAAATCCCATTAGAGAATTATATCATCAATTTAAACGAATATCTTAGGTATTGAGATAGGTTTGCTCAACATGTGGACACACATTGCAGTTGAGATACTAGCCGCCACGCATCCTGCTGATTTCCTGCGAATAATTCTCCAACCTGCATCATTAGTTTTAGCAGCGCAGTTATTCATAGAGTTGACCCACTCTGGTTGACCTGAGTGAAGTAACCTAAGATTGCTAAGACTGTCAGCAAGTTCTCCGCAAGCCTGATAAAACGCCTGTCCGCTAATATCTAACATTTTATGACCTGATTGTTCTAATTTTTGTGCAATAGAGGCAGTTGCGTATTTATCATAAGCAATTTGAACTGGTCTGTACTTCATAGCCCAATCGTGAATTGAACTAGCCATTTTAACTTCATCAATAGCAACTTCACTACTAAAGGTTTCCATTACCCCAACCGCAATTTTGCCATCAATTAACTGGGCAGCAACTAAAGCGCCTGTTCTTTTACTTGGGCTAACATCAAAGGCCATAACAGTCATTGCACCTACTGGTAATATCAAATCTGATACTGAGCAGGCTTCTATACTTCCAAAAGTCCATGGTGAGACTTGCGAGTCAATCCACATACATAATGTTTCAGTTAAAGTGGCTTCAATAGAGTTGGTTGCTATCGCTTCTTCGATTGCTTCTTCAGTTACCGTATAACCAAGGGCAGGATTAGCCATTGCCCAATACTTACGGTTTTTAATATCTTGCCTTGCAGCCAATGGCGCTGAATACTCCCAAAATCCGAAAGTCTTAGAAGGGTAATCCATTGCTCTTTCTCTTAAATCATTTAATACCGTACTAAAGGCATCTCCAGCATTTGAGGTTAATAATGTTTGTGAATTTGGTCTTGCTCTAGTAATAGGTACTGCTGCTTTAAATGCTTCTTCGCTTATCTCGCGTAATTCATCAATGTAAAGTAAATCAGCACTCTTTCCACGGCTTCCGTCACGAGTGGCTGCCACAATCTCATAGCGAGCGCCGTTAAGTAAAGTTATAGATTCTTGTCCGTTAGCATATCTAATACCTCTAACCTGCGCTTTTAGAAAATCATTATCCTCAATAGTGTTAGCAACATTTCTAAAAGTATCTAATGCCATGTTTCTATTAGACGACATTGCAACAATGTTCTTTTCTTCAAAAAGGAACAGTCCAGCCAAAATACGCATACGAGCAAGGTGAGTCTTACCCTGTTGGCGTGCTACCAGCAACATATTTGTCTTTCTTATGAATTTATTATTGGTGTCAACAGAAAGCATGTCGGAAAGTACATAATGTTGCCAAGGCAGTAAAGGCATCCCAATTTTCTCAGCAAGTTCAGCCACCTCAGCAATTCGTGAGCCAGTTTTCAACGGCGGCGTAGAAATTCTAGGTTTTATGTTTCCTAATACGGCTTTTTTTGTTAGCCCTCGTTGCGCTGGTTTGCGCTTGGCTTTTGTTGGTTTTGTGTTGGCTGTCATGGCTTTTGAAAAGGCGACAAAGGTCGTGTGATCTGCGTCTCAGGGAGAGAAGAGTCTGG